CCCGCTACTAACTCAGCAACCGCTACATTGTTAAATGTCGATAGCGTCGAAGAGAACGGGGCGGAGGCAAAGGGCGCTTCCGAGAACATTACGCCGCGTCGGCGCTGAACGTGTAGGTGACGTTGATGATGTCGCCTGCCACAACAGACCGATCGCCCGGAGACTGGAAATCCGATTCCGAGAACAGAATACCCGACGTACCCGACGCCACCGTACAGAGGAACGCACCAGCCACCGTGCCGCCCGCACCCGTGATCGTAAACTGCGAGGGGGAAGCAGAGTTGCTGATAACCGACGGGTCTGCCGTGGTCGCCGTGCCGAACGTCACCGCTTTGCGGTTGCCGCTGTAGTTGGTGAACTCAGTCCACCCGGCGTGGGTAGTCAGGTTGTCGCCAGCAGCGTACGTCGTGCCAGAAGCAGGGCCGGTGATAAGGCCAAGATACCAAGCGGCAGAGTAGCTGCTGCCCTTGAAGTATTTGGTGTTGAGGTCTTGCAGACCTTCGTTAACGACGAGGTTGTGTTCGGTGGTTTCCCATTTCAGGTTGCCGTCCTTATCGAAGCACTGAACGTGGAAGACGCCGCCGAAACGCACGTTATCTTTAAGCATGGTAACTCCTACGTGAGTCGGATGATTGCGGATGTGTTCGTTGCGGACGGGAACTGCACCTGAAACGTCGTAGTGGAAGTCTTGTCCGAGCCGAAATCCAATACGCAAACTGCGCCGTTAGCGCCAGCTTTGTAAATCAACGCTCCTCGGGCGGTGAACGCTCCCGACCAAGAAACGTTATTAAAGGACAGATAAGCGGTGCTGCCGCTGTTTCCAAAGGTCGGTGTTGGGTTGACGGTGAGGACCGAACCGCCCGCCGTATATCCGGAAGCCGAAACTTCGCCAGTAGTTGTGTAGGCAGTCGTGTCTTCATCAAGCGTCGCCAAGTTGGTATACAGCGCGATGTAGAACGTACCCGAGGTGAAGTTGAAGCTGCCGTTAAGCAGCCCCGTCTTGAACACCTTGCATACGGCGTTACCGGTGAAACTCATGGCTTCACCTCAAAATTGTTGTGCTTACGAAAATTGTCTACCCCCGGTATAACTTGCAGATTATTCGGTACATGCAGCCCCGATACCAACTTCCCCTGAAGCGGTATAACATGATCTACATGCCAATCAAAACCGAACATAGAGGTCCGCATCGTAGCGAGTTCATACGCCTGTTCAATCAACCATAGATCATCCGGCGTCAACCACGCGGGGGTGCGTTGCAACTTTGCCGCGCGCCTACGAGTTTCTTTGGCGTTATGCTTATGCGGGTAAGCCTCTCTATACAGTTTATTATTTTCCGAATAACGCTGCTTGTTGCGTAAGTAGTAATCACGAAAATATTGCTTACGCAGGGGATTCTTTACGGCGTCATACGCTCGTTGTTGAGCAAGTATACGTTCTTTGTTGTTTGCAGAATAAGCTTTTTTGTATTGCTGCATACAAAACTTACAGATGCCACGACGACCATCCTTGCTTCGTCCGCGATGGAAATCAATCAAAGGCCGATCAGTTAGGCATTTATAACAACGCTTCATCACGTCACCGCCTGACGATACTGACCCGAACGGTAAGCATCCTGACGTTCCATGCCGTCCCCGAGACGCTTCGCCATACCGAGGGCTTCCTTGTATTTGGCGTCGTAAAGCGCCATCAGGTCCGCTTCAGGCTTCATGAACGTAGCCGCTTCAACCAGCGAACCATACAAGAGAACGGTGTCAAAGTTGTCACCCAACCACGTCTGCCCATCCGCAGCGACTGTAATCGACTCAGGATAAAAGAAGTAATGCAGTTCCACCGTGTAGGCGTTATCAGGCGTTGGGCCGAGGATGAACGATAGCTCATCAGTCAGCGCAGGGGGTGTCGCGCTCGTCGTCGTAGGACCAAAAAGCGCATAGTATGCCGGAAGCCCCGTATCCGTCGGCGTAGGAAACGCTTCGCGAATGAAGTTAACATCCTTGTTCAACAGATACTGATACGCACCAGTCCCATCAACAGCCGCCAACGAGTACACGGCGAGGAAGTCGTTAGGGGCAGACAGATACTTGTTGTTGGCCGACGTAGTGCCCACCACGTTCTTACGAAGCGACGGGAACTGCACCGTGTTGAAGATACGCTGCTCGGCCTGCGTGATGAACGTATTGATCTGCTCGGCGCTGGTGAAGTCAACGGCAGAACCCGAGCTACCCGTAAACGTGGTAGTCGGGAAATCGTTCTCAAGGGTAGCCTTGATCGTAGTGAACAGCGTGGTGTAGTTCACGGTGCTTCCTTACGCCATCGGGCCGCGAGCCATGACACCTTTCGTCGCAGCACCCGTGCCGCGAATCTTGATGCCGGTGGTCTTCACATCCTTCTCGGGGTAGCCGTTGTTGCCCGTCGATTCTTTGTTGGGCTTCGGCACCTTGTACTTCGGCTGGGCGGTCTTCATTACTTGCTCCGCTGGTTCATCGCACGCGCGACGTTACGGCCAACCTTCTTCATTTCCAGCGAGGTCACGCCACCCTTCTTGAAGGTGGGCTTCTTGCCGGGATGCATCCGTTTTTCGTGCTTACGCACAGCCGCTTTTCCGTCCATGTTTCGCTCCTAAGAAACTACCACTGTTACATCACCCAGCGATATCGTCATCGCCAGAACATTCGGTGTAAGCCCTGCGTCGTTAGCACGAGCACCGCCAACGGGTGCCCAGCCCCACTGAATTATACGGCTTCCGCCTTCCGGCGTCCCGTTTGCCAGCGGCCCAGTGCCGGTGGGGTCGATCTGCAGCCCGCTGTTGCCCGAGGTCCGGTAGCTTACGTCCGGGCGGGGTTCCCGCACCGCCTGCGGATCGTTGACGGGGTAGAGGCCAAGCGACAACTGCGGTTGATCCGGTTCCCAGCAGGTCTTGCAGACCTTAATCTTGACGTTTTTCGTCTTGATTACCAGCTCTTTCAGCTCTTTCAGCTTGTACCGGAACCCGCATCTATCGCATTCCGCGATAGCAAACTTGCCGGAAGAAAACTGACTAGGCATGTCAGCCGCCTATAAACTGCTGCCGGGGCACAAACCGGATCGGGGCTTTCTCCCGGTCCTCATCCGCTGCAAGGGCAAACTGCTGCTCATAGTCTGCCTTCAACTCCATCCGGCGACCGGGGTCCACCTCGGGCAGCTTCATTGACAGGTAGTAGGCTAGTCCCGCCACCATGCAGTTCAAGAACCGGAAGGGGATGTCCTGTCCGTTGATACCGTTACCCGCGTCCTGAATCCGGCGCAGCCGCCAGTAAACGAACGTGTAGGTCTGCGAGTTATCCGGGGTC